AGGGATGCGGACCGACGTGGTGCAGCCTTTCCTCGTTTTCGACACCGAGCACCTGCGCGATATGCTCTCCCGGCTTCGGAAGGGCGACATCGACCGCGAGTGGGGTGTTGGGATCCCGCCGGTGCTCGAGGTCCAGGGCGCCTATCTGGCCGACCGGGATCTTTACTGGCGGCATCTGGACAGCCATCAACTCCGACCGGTGGCCAACCGTGCCGGGCGCATCAAACACGTCTGGACGAAGCGCAATCAGAAGTGGCCAGACCATCTCCATGACTGCGAAATCATGCAGCTTGCCATGGTCATGCTCTGGAACGACCTGAAGACGGCGGAAGATGCTAACGATTGAACCGAAGGCGTCCCGCCGTATTTTGGCGCGGACGTGTTCTCGTTCAACGTAGCCATCAAGCGGGCGCATCTTCGTTCCGTCTTTTCGACGCTGGGCGAGTCGTCGCTGTTGGTCGCGCTGACCGCCAAGGTCATCGCCGCGGCAAACGGAATCGAATCCGGGCAGATCGTCCGCTCCACGTCTTCCTCGGATGTCTCCGTCGAGTTTGCTGAGCCCGGCAAAGGTGCCCCGGCACCCGCGGACATGGTGGAGATGTGGGAAAGCCTGATCGCCGACTACGAGCTTGCGGTCCAGCTCCTGAGTGACGACGGCATCGCGTCACCGACCGACACCCAGATCTTCAACAAGATGCTGTCCAACGTCTTGGTCTCTACGACCCGGTACGGTGGCGATTTCACCTGGATGCGCCGCGAGCCGCTCATCCGTACCGGAATGACCTGATGGGATTCATCCAGAACATCATCAACCGTTTCCGGGCGGCACCCGAAAACCGTTACGAGGGAGCCAACAACTCCATCCGCCGCTCGTACCTCGACACGTCCTACACGTCGGCCCGCTTCGACGTTACCGCATCGACCCGCCAGCAGATCGTCCGAAAGAGCCGATTCTTTGAGCAGAACAACGCGGTGATGAACCGCCTCGGTGACCTGTTTGAGTCATACACGGTCGGTTCCAACTTCTCGGTGCAGCCCGCATCCTCGGATCCCGAGTGGAACCTGCGGGCCAAAAAGTGGTGGGACATCTGGAGCCGATACCCGGATATCGGATCCCGGCAGTCGTTTGGCACTCTGATGTCGCTGGCCGCCCGCGGGTGGTTCTTCGATGGTGAGTCGTTCATCCTGCTGACCAAGGGCGAGACCGGGCGCCCGAGGCTTCAACTGATTGAGCCGCAGCAGATCGCCACACCCAACGGCCAAGAGTCGAAAGCGGACATCTTCGACGGTGTGCGGTTCGACACTCGCACCGGCCGTGCCGTTGCTTACTTCGTTGGCCAGGAGCAAAAGCAGGGCGAGCTTTCCGACGTCCGGTCGCTGCCGTCCGATTCCATCGTCCACATCTTCGAGCCGCAGCGTGCCGGCCAGCTCCGCGGTCTGCCGTTCGTCGCCTGCGTCATCAACGATCTCCACGACCTCGACGACCTGCAGCGTCTGGAAATGGACTCCTGTAAGCTGGCCTCGAGCGTGGCGCAGGTCGTCAAGACCAGCACCGGCGAAGTCCAGGCAACGAGCCTGCGTTCTGGCGGCACCGGCCCCCAGGGCAGCGCACAGTCCTACTACGAGAACATCTTCGGGTCGGCCGTGAAGGTGATGAAGCACGGCGACGAGTTCGAGCAGTTCATGTCCGACCGGCCGTCGGTCAATATGCGCGAGTACTGGCGGCAACTGACCGAGAAAGTCTGTGCCGGCATCGGCATCCCCTACGTCTTGGTATTCCCCGAGTCGATGCAAGGCACGGTCTACCGTGGGGCGCTTGATATGTCGTCGGTCTGGTTCCGAAGCCGGCATCAAGTCATGGCATCGGCCGCACGTCGCATCTGGGAATACGTCATGGAATACGCCATCCGGGTGGATCCGACGCTCCAGAATGCACCGGATGACTGGTACGAGGTGGCAATCCAAGCGCCCCGGGCGCCCAACGTGGACGTGGGCCGCAACTCGGCCGCCCAACTTGCCGAGCTTGGTAGCGGCGTGACCACGTTCGACGAAATCTACGGAGCCCGCGGCATCGACTGGCGGTCGGCCCTCGAATCCAAGGCGCAGCAGGCCAAGCACATCCGCGACTTGGCCATCAAGTACGGCATCGACGTCTCCGAAATCAGCACCGCGCAGAAGGTCCAGATCGCGCCCGAACCGTTCGACGACGTGGCCGAGGACTCCGAGGAAGACCGATCCGAAAACGACAACGGCGACGACAACGGCAACGGATCCCAGCGTGCTAGCGGAAACGTGCTAGCCGTTGCGCCTGCGAAAAACCGTGGGAAAAGGAGGAAGAAGAAATGACCAAGGTCAACAACTGGCTGAGCTACAGCCCGAGGGCCGCCGCGACCGAGCCGGCGACCATCCAGATCTTCGACCAGATCGGCGAAGACTGGTTCTCCAACTCCGGGGTCACCGCGAAATCGTTCGCTGACACGCTCCAAGCCGTCGGGCCTGGACCGCTGAATGTCGAAATCAACAGCCCCGGCGGCAACGTCTGGGACGGTTTGGCGATCTACAACATGCTGCGCGGCCGGCAGGCATCGGTCACCACCAAGGTGGTCGGTGTCGCTGCTTCCATCGCTTCGATCATCGCGCTCGCCGGTGACGAAGTGGAAATCGCCGACGCGGCGCTGATGATGATTCACGACCCGTCGGGTCTGGCCGCCGGCACTTCCGACGATATGCGGAAGATGGCCGACGCTCTCGACCAGCACGCCGCGATCCTGTCTGGAGTCTACGAGAAAAAGACCGGCAAAACCGCGACCGCGATCCGAGCCGCAATGAAGGCCGAGACGTGGTTCACGTCGGCCGAGGCTATCGACTTCGGCCTGGCCGATTCCATTTCCGAGAAGCAACCCGCCATGCAGGCCAACGCGGCCCGCGCATGGGTCACCGCTTCCATGAAGAAACTTTCCGCGCCCGGCACTTCCGCCGGCGTGGATGGCGCAAACACCGCGCCGACATCACAGACACCACACAACATGGACAACAAGACCCCCGATCCCGTGGTGCCGGCCGCTCCCACCGCGCCGGCTCCTGCCGCCCCCACCGCGCTCGACGCTTCGGCCATCGAAGCCATTGTCGCTAAGGCCGTCGCGAACGCGATTGCCGCAAAGGCCCCCGCTGCCGCCCCGGCGCCCGAGCCGATCACTCCGCGCATCGAGAACCTCGGCAACCCGCTGCTGGAGAAGCACAAGACCTTCAAGGCCGGTGCTGATCGCCGTAAGTGGCTGATCGAAAACCACTCCGAGCTTCTGCGGCAGAACCAGATCCACGCTCCGCAGAACACCAACACCTTCACCAGCACCCTTGTGGTGGATTACCTGGCCGATGCGGTCATCACCGTTGCTGCCACCCGCCTGGCGCTCCTGGACGGCTTCACCCGCAACGTGGGCCTCGACAACCTCCGCCCCCGGGCCACCGTCCGCGTGAAGCGGTACACCACCGGGTCGGCCGCGCAGACCAACGCCACCAACTTCGAGACCAACGACGACAGCACCTTGGCCGCCACCACGGTGACCGTGAACCAAATCTCGAAGATCTTCAGCATCCAGAACGCCGAGCTGAATCAGGGCTTCCAGCTCGCGGATCTCGCCCAGGGTTCCGCCGACCTGTTCGCTTACGGCATCTCCGATGTCGTCACCGGCCTGATGGTTTCGGCCAACTACGACAGCCCGACCACCATCGGCATCGCTGCCAACTTCGACACGTCCGACCTCCCGGCGATCCTGGCGCTCGCCAAGAACTACCGGAGCAAGAACCTTGTGCTGGACGGTGGCCACATCGCCCGGCTGATGTTCTCATCGGCCGCGAACACGTTCCCTGACGGCCGCCTCGCCGCTCTGGCCAACGGTCGCTTCGGGTTCGACCTGATCGCCGAGAACAACCGCTGGACCGGTGGCATCGCCAATCTGGCCGGGTTCGTCTGCGGCCCGGACGCCATCGCCATCGCCGCCGGTCTCCCGGTCGGCATGATCGCCGGCGAGTTCCTCGAGCAGCGCACGGTGACGACCAACAACGGCCTCTCCTGCCTGCTGTCGGTCTGGTACAGCCGGGCCTCGCGGTCGCACTTCGCCAGCTACGACATCATGTTTGGTGCCGGCGTGGGCGACGCCACCCAGGGCGAGCTTCTGATCACCGCCTAAGCCTGACGCATGAGACTGGCAACCACCATCGCCGTGGACAAGAACGGGAAATCCAAACTCGTTTCTGGTCCCGAAATTGACGCGACTCTCCAACGCGACAATTTCAACACCGCGACCGTCCCTGAGGGAGGCAGGCTCGTCCTGTTCATTCAGGGAGCCCTGGCACCGAAAGTCCGCAAAGGATAGTTCCAACCTTGGGGGCCTCGGCAATACGGCCGGGGCCCCCTCTTAAAAGACCCAATACAATGGCCGTCCAAACCGATATTGCCGTGCAGGATTCCATGGGATTCCAAGGTGTCGTTCCTGTGACCGGGACCGCGCTCAACTCCGCTGGTTACACCGCCATTCAGTTCGCCGAATCGGGCACGCTGACCAGCATCGCAGGCCTCGGCATCTCGGGCACCTGGACCGGCATCACGTTCCCCGCTGGATTCATTATCCGAGCCAGGATCTCCAGCTTCCAGCTCGCCTCCGGAAAGGCCTTGGCCTACCTCGCGCGCGCCTAATGACGCTCGACCTCGCAATGTCGCTGGCATCCGACTCCGAGTCGGCCATCGACCCTTATCCTCCAGCAGATCGCAATATGCTGCAGGAGGACGACTTCCTTGTCCTACAAGAAGACGGGGCGTCGAAGATCGTTTTTTCGCTGATAACTGATTAACGCTTTTACACCATGCCCGACTCCAAGATTACAGCACTCGCCAGCATCGGAACCGGAACCGATCCAGCCAATGACCCGCTGGTCATCGTCGATGTCTCCGACCCGACCATGGCGGGGTCCGGCACCACCAAGAAGGTCACGCTGAATCAGCTTCTCGGGGCTGGTGGTGCTGCTTCGTTTTCTTCACTTACCACGTCTGGAGCCGCCACCTTCAGCGGCAACACGACGCTTGGTGACGCGCAGGCCGACACCTCGACGATCAACGGCCAGCTCACCGCTCGCCAGGGCGAGTTCCCGTCCGCCGTCCGCGCCGCTGCCAGCGATTACGCTGCGGTGACGTTCGATGGGGCGACGGCTGGGACGCGGATTGCTGCTCCATGTCAGGCTATCGGCACGGGTGACTTCTCAATGTGGAGCCGGTTTCGAGTTCCTGCGATCAGTGGAGGGCAAAACTTTGCCGTGATTGGACTCAGTAGCGCAAATACCACAATTTCAGTCGCCAATGGTCTTAGAACTGTTGTCGATAATTTGGGGGCATTTTTTGTTCAGCTTTACGGTGCTACGACAAGCGATAGCAGGACTGCTACAATTTCTGGTTTTATTACCGCTTATGTTGGTCAGGTTGTCGATGTTGTTGTCACACGCTCTGGATCGACCCTGAAAATCTACATCAACGGTGCTGATACTGCATACACTGAAACCACTGCAGGAACTCCTCCGGCTTGGAGCGCAACAGTCGCATCCGACTTTGCTCTTGTTGGTGCCGCTGGAACTTCTGGGGTAACCGTTTTCTCAGGCCGCATCTTCCGCTCCGTCGTCTTCAACCGCGCTCTGTCCGCTGCAAATGTCGTCGAGGTTGGCACCACCGGAGTGAACCCGGCGGATCAGTGGGGGACTCAGACGGGGCAAACCAGTGGCACTTTGGTTGCATCTAAACGCTATCGAATTACCACTTACGTCTCTGCTGATTCATTCACGAATGTCGGAGCTGCGTCTAACACGACCGGTGTTGAATTCGTTGCAACCGGAACGACTCCGACGACTTGGACTAATGGCTCCACTTTGAATCGAATCGGTGGAATCATAGATTTGGACTTCACCGTCGGAACCGGCTACCAAGCCACCGACCGAAGCACCAATAGCCTGCACGGCACTCTGTTCAACGCTGTCGAGTTCACGCAGCCGAAGCGGGTAGCGGTGCTCTACGCTACGACCAACACCAACGGCAACCAGCAGATGCTGGGCACGCTGGCAATCCCGACCAACGCGATCATCGAGGATATCGTGGTGAACTCGACCGGATCGGCTACGGTGAGCGTCGGGAACGTCTCGGCTGGCACCCAGATCGTCAACGGTGCCTCGGTCGTCTCAGGACGCCAACGGCTCACCATTGCTACGCCGTTCAGCACGACCGGCAACCTGTGGGTGAACAGCAACGCCACCGCTACCCTGCAATTCACCATCCTGTACACCATCGCTTCCTAACATGAACGAGAACCTCATCACGTTTGACCCGGCGATCAAGGTCAACCCCAGCATCATCGCCGGCGACATGTTCGTCAGCACCGCCGAGGTCATCCCCCAGGACGATCCGGCCCAAGTGGTGGCCTCCATCTACGGTGACGGACGAGTGATCGGCGTGCCGTTCATCGACTCCAACGAAAACTCCATCAGGGTTGCCCTGAGCTAACATGAACAACGAGACAACCAGCAGCGGCATCGGCGTCTCACTCGCCACCGCAGCCACCGCCGGACTTGTCAGCCTGATCCCCCAACTTACCGAGTGGTTCCAGCTCGGGACCGCTATCCTCGCATTCGCAGCCGCAGCAATCGCACTCTACAAAGCCATCAAGAAATGAAAAACCTTAAGACCACTCTCGCCGGTATCGGTGCCATCCTCGTCGCCGTCGGCGGCGCTCTCACCGCCGCGCTCGACAACGATCCCGCCACCAACTTCGACATCGCCGCGACCATCGCCGCCATCACCGCCGGTGCCGGCCTGATCGCCGCCCGCGATGCCGACAAGAAGTCCGAGTGAACTGGATCTACCAGATCCTGAAGGCCCTCCTGGACTGGCTCCGAGAAACACCGCCACCCGATGTCGCCCATGGAAAAGCACCGACTGATCTCAAGGATCGCCTGCGCCGCCGCATTGACGGCCTCCCTGGGCTGCCGGACGACGGTGGTGCTGGTCCCAAGCGGTGACCCGGTGATGCTCGCCAAGCCCACCAAGGCCAGCGTCTACAGCTTCGACAAAAACCAGAAGCTCGTCGGCCCTTCCACAGTCATCATCCCTGCCGGTTGGTACGCTCTCCCCAAATGACCAACATCACCCAGGAGATTCCGCGTGGGGACCGGTGGATCGTCCCGGTATCGGTCACCATCCCTGATGACTCCGCGTTCGACTGGACGGGCGTCCAGGCCAAATGCGAGGTCCGAGACGCATCGGACAACACGATCTTCCAGACGCTGACCCCGGCCGCCAATCTGTCGGTTGCTGGCACGGCTACCTTCACGCTTGAGCTTACCGGTGCCCAGACCATCACCCGGGACATCGGCGACAAGCTGGTTGCCGATCTGGTCATCTGGAGGACGTCGCCAACCTTTGGCCCGCACACCTTGGTCGTCTTCCAACTCAACATCACCCGACGGATCACGACGACCACGGCATGAGCGACATTGCCATCCAGATCAAGGATCAGGTTTTCCAGATCCAATTCCCGCGGTTTGTGGCTGGGACAACCGGCGCTGGAAACGTGGCTTGGAATGATGTCACCGGGAAACCGGCGACGTTTCCGCCTTCTGCCCACACCCACCCGATCTCTGAGGTCATCGGGCTCCAGACTAGGCTGGATGAAGCAGACGGAACCGCGCTCAATCAAGCGGTCATCAAGCAGGTCCGCAAATCGACCGCCGGCACGATTACCAAGGGCCAAGTCGTCTACATCGTCGGAAGCTCTGGATCCCATCTGACGGTCGAGCTTGCTGATGCCGATTCTGAGGCCACGGCCGCCACGACCATCGGTGTTGCGTTGGAGACCATCACCAACACGACCGAAGGTTTCATTATCACCCAGGGCTTCATCGACGGGTTGAGCAACCTTCCGACGGCTACATTTACCGACGGGCAAGCGCTCTGGCTGTCGTCAACGGCTGGTGGGTGGACCAACACGCGGCCGACCCAACCGGCGCACGGTGTCTTCCTTGGATGGGTGGTATCGGCCAGCAACGGGGCCTCGGGTCGAGCCTACATCAAAGTCATCAACGGCCAGGAACTTGAGGAACTGCACGACGTGCTGATTACCAGCCCGGCAGACAATCAGGTTCTGACCTACGAAGCATCCTCTGGTCTTTGGAAGAACAAGGCCGCATCCGGTGGTGGAATCACAAACGGCCAGTCCATCGTCAACGCTCTCATTTTCGGCTGATCCATGAAGCAATTCATCGCCCCTTCATACACGTTCACCCCTGGAGCGTCTGGCGTCGGCACCGTGAACCTGTCGGGCATCTCCGGGTTCAACATCAAGTACTTGGTCGCTGTCATCAACCAGACCCGCGGCGTTGTCATCTACAGCACCGGTGACACTGCGACCCGATACACAAATCTGTCGGGCACGACGTTGACGCTGAACGTGGACACGTCCACGCACAACAGCGGCGACGTTCTCCAAGTCATCTACGAGGTGACCTCGACGGATCCGCTGACCGACACGCAGCTTCGAGCGTCGGCGGTTCCTGTCAGCGGCACGTTCTTCCAAGCCACGCAGCCGGTATCCGCCGCATCGCTTCCGCTGCCTTCCGGCGCCGCGACAGAGACAACGCTGTCATCCATCGACGGAAAGCTTGGATCATTGGGCCAAAAGACCATGGCCAACTCGGCTCCGGTGGTCATCGCATCCGACCAGTCGGCCATTCCGATCACCGGCAGCATCACCGCATCCAACCCGTCTGTTGGGACGACTGGATCAGCGGTCCCTGCATCCGGTACGCTGATCGGCGGCACCGACGGAACCAACCTTCGCGGCATCAAGACCGATGCGAGCGGTGAGCTTCAGGTCGATGTTCTGTCGAGCGCCCTCCCCGCCGGCGCTGCCACGTCTGCCAATCAAGCGCCGCTGACGACTACCCACCCGCTTCCGAACGCAAGCGGTGCGATTGTCCGCCAAGCGCCCGCCGAAATCTGGTCGGTTGGATTTGCTGCCGTCGGATCTTCCCTATTGGCAACAGAGCTTACCCAACGCCGCCTCGGCACTGGAGTCGGTGTTTCCCAGAGCGCTTCAAACCTGGTTCTGACCAGCGGCACGACTGCGAACTCCGAGTATCTTGCCCGCAGCGTCCAATCCTTCCGCGGTGCGCTGACCGCTCGCCACAAGACGATCCTGTCGCAACGCATCGCCAACAACAACTTCGCGGTCATGCTGGCCGACAGGATTGGCGAGGGGTTGTCCTGCACAATCAACAGCGCAACGAGCATCACCGTCACGCTGACCGCTCACGGCTTCACGTCCGAAAACGTCGGCCAGTCCATGATGGTGGGCGCGATCAACGGCGCGAATGGCGTCCCAGGACGCTATGCCATCGCTTCGATCCCCAGCGTTGACACGATCAACTTCACCGTCGCTGGTTGGCCTGCTTCCGGTTCCTGCACGGTGGATCTTTTTGGCTGGAACTACCTGTGGACGCAGTACACGGGTACAACGGCCACGGCGGCAAACGTGGACGCGCAGCGCAGGGGCTGGAATAGCGGTGTTACCGCTGCCACGATCAACACCACGGCCTCTCCAGGCCACGTCATGCAGACCTATGCAGACGGTCGCAACGTCAACTGGGCTGACTCGCTGGTCGCCAGTTCTACGGCCCCAACGGTCACAACTCGCGGAAGCCGCATTGAAAACCTCCCCGACGACGACACGGAGCTTTACCTTTACCTGTGGCTCTGGAATGGCACCACGAATCCAGCCAGCACGACGACTTGGACGATTGGGTTTCTGGCCGTCGAGGACAACGCAAACGTTCCCGCTTACATCGCTGGCATTCGACCCACCGGACAACAGGCTGCTTTGCCTGTACAAATCCAGGGAACGGTCACGACCACTTTCACGCAACCCGCCTTAGTCGCTGGCACTGCCGCCATCGGTGACGTTGGCCAGCAATATCGCGCCAACGCGACGGGGGCAGCATCTGGAACCCACCTTGTTTCTGCCAATACGACCAACGCCACCGTGGTCAAGGGTTCTGCCGGCCGTGTCCTTGGTTGGTTCTTCATCAACACCAACGCCGCCATCCGGTACGTCAAGCTGCACAACCAGACAACGACACCGACGGCTGGCACCGGCGTCGTCCGCACCATCGGGATTCCTTCCAACGGCGTGGCCAGCTTCACGCTTGAAGGCGGCATCGCATTTTCCACTGGAATCGCGCTCACGACCGTCACCGGAGCCGCAGACGCGGACAACACAGCTGTCGGTCTCAACGACATCATTGGCGACATTTTCTTCGCATGAAGATCAAGGCCCTGTTCACCATCTACATCGACGGAAAAATGGTGCTGGCCGGTCAATCGGCCATTGTCGATGACGTGACCGGAAACAACCTGATCGCCGAAGGGATGGCGGTCCTGCTTTCTGAGGATGAACGGGGCGGGTTTGCCGTTCCGATGGAAACCGACCCGGAATGACCACCATCGGCACCAGTCTGCAACAGGGCATGGATACGCTTTCCCGCGTCCTGGGTGGTCCTACGTTCATCTGGCGCGGCACAACGGTTTCCTGCATTCCTGCGACCATCTCAGACGCCAACAGCGTCATCCCAGGCGGGTTTCAGCCCGACATCCAGACGCGCATCCTGGTGAAGGTCCAAGACTGGGCCGCCGCCGACTCATCCATCATCATTGTCGATGACACGCCGTTCACGGTCGAGGAGTCCGAGACGCCGAGGCCGATCATCGGGCGCACGCTGACCTATCTCGGGAAGTCCTACCGTATCGTCTCGGCCAAGACCGACCCGAGCGGAGCATTCTACCGTGTCGATCTGGCCAGCCCGAGGAAATGAGGCCCGTTGTCAACATCACGGTCGATTCCTCGAGGTTTGACACCGCGCTGAAGCAGTACCTTCTGACGACAAGCCGGGATCTGGACAAGGCTGTCAACGCCCGGATGTTTTTCCTGATGGTCCGCCTGTTCGTCTTGGTCCCACCCCGCAGCCCAGCGGCAGAGCGGGCGCGCATCGGTGAGTATCTGTCCAGGCCGATTGGCGACATCAACCGAGTCTCCAGGAAAACCGGCAAGCGAGTCGGCAAGAGCCGCCTGCTGCGCCGGGTCCACTTGATCGCGCAGGCACGGGAGCGCAAGGCGGGCAATCGCGGTCTCTACGGCGAGCGGATGAAGGACGCCGCATCGTCTCTCTACCGCAAGGCCATCGGGTCGGTTGGTTACCTGCGCTCCGGCGTGGTCAAGGCCATCCGAGTCTTCAACAAGGGTTTCAGCCAGTTTGCAAAGCCGAAGTGGCGGCCGCTGGTCAAGCCGTCTGGCTACAAACCGCCCGCCAAGCCGAACGCTGCATTGGTGTCGCTGGCCAACCAGTACGGCCTGCCCGAGGAGAACGTCGCCGTCCACAAGGGCACCAAGGCGAAAGGCTACCAAGCGGTGCCCGGGTGGAACCCGACTGCCTCGGTCCTGATGCAGACCGGCATTGCTGACAACCAGCTTGGAAGGGTCAAGTCGATCTACGACACGGCCATGCAAAAAGCCTACGACGACGAACTGGCCGAGCTTCAGGCACACATGACCGACGCACTGCTTGCCAATGGGAAGGTGCTGGTGGATAACGGAATCGACATCCGATGAATGCCGTCGCGCTGAGAGCCGAACAAGCCGTTGCCGATTACCTCGGCGGCGCTGTCTGGCCGTCTGACGGGTTCGTCCTACTGGAGAGCGGCGACAAGCTGCTGCTCGAAAGCGGGTCGTCGATCATCTACGGCATCGGCCTCGGGGCCCCATCGGTGCTGACATCGTTCTCTCACGGTGAGTTTGAGGACGAAGACGAACAGGACACCATGCCGGTGTTCCCGCGCATCGTCGTCATGTCCACCAATGCTGCCCCGGTGCAGCGGTTCGACGTCACCTGCGAGGTTGGCATGACCTGCGAAATGCAGGTTTCGGCCGACGACACCACGACCGTGGAACTCATGGAAATCATGCACCGGTTCGACTCGCTGCTGGCCGACCTGCTGGCCGATTCTCCGGGTCCGTCGGTGCTGGACGCCACGGCTGACAACGAGTTTGGACCGTTCACCGCGCAGTTCTGCACGCCGCTGGATTTCGGGCAGTCTAGCGTCCAGAATCGGTCCAGGACGTTCCAGCGGTCATTCACCCTTTTCTGTTCCGCAACCACCTAACCAATACCCACCATGGCAAACACGCAGGGCAACAAGTACCTTTTTGGATCACCGGCAACGCTGACGATGTATGATGCCGCAGGTTCTCTCATCGTCACTGGGTACATTTCCCCAGACATCGAAAACTACGACATCACCCACGAATGCGACACCGAGGAAGTCCGCAACTCCAACGGCGAGGTCGTTGGTCATCTCGCTTACAACAACCGGCTGACGTTGACGGTCAATTTCATTCCTGTTGGAACCAGCCCGACGGAGGCAACCGCGTTGAATCAGCGGCTTTGGGGATGCTCGCTTCCGACCGGAAACGGCACTGTCATTATTTCTGGCGCTCCAATCATCAATGTTGGTGGTTATACGGACGCCATCAACGCGCCAACCGGCAATCGCTGGATCTACGGTGGCGGTGGGTCGATCAAGACGACCGCGACCGGAAAGGCTACCGGCACGATCACGCTGAAGCGGTTCACGAACCTGTCCGCCACTGGCGCTGCCACCAACGTGTGACCAGTCTGGCTGACATCCTGACGGCGACGGCGCAACCCTGCCCGATGGTAATGGGGTTGCGTCTGGTTCCGTATTCCGTGGGGCATTCACTGATGCTCCACCGCATGGGATCGCCGCTTGTCATCGGTGGCGAGGTGTCGCGGGCGGACCTCATGCAGGGCGTGCTGGTCTGCTCCGAGCCGATCAAGGAGACGCTGAAGACACTGCGCTCGCCGTTCCGCGGCATCATTCTCTGTCTGTGGACGCGCAAGACCATAGGGCTGTCGTTCGAGGTCGAGTTCGAGAAGTGGAACAACTGGATGGCCAGCCAATCGACGGCACCTGAGATTCTGACCAAGCCCGGCGCCAAACGGGCGCTGGCCATGCCGTGGCCCGAAAGGATGCTCGCCTGCTGTCTTGACCTCGGTCTCACCGAGGACACGGTTCTGTCGATGCCGATAGGTGACGCGGAGCGCCTCGTTCTCGCCAGGGCAGAAACTCACGGCGACGTTGAACTTTGGAGCCCGAAGGACGAAGCTCTGTGGCGTTGGGCGCAGCAACAGGCGGCCAACAACTAACCCCATGGCGATCTTCTCACTTCTGGCAAAGCTCGGGTTTGACGGCACCGCATTTGAAACTGGGGCCAAGCGGGCAACGTCTCTAGCCAAGGGCATCGGCCGGGAAATCAACTCGACCTTGGCAAGCGTCTTCACCGTGGACAAGCTGGCCCAGTTTGGCATGGAGGCCATCGACGCCGCGGGCAAGATCAACGACCTCTCAACCCAGCTTGGTGTGACGGCCGAGTTTCTCCAAGAGATGAAGTTCGCCGCCGAGATGTCAGGCGGCAGCCTCGAAGGCGTTTCCGGTGCGCTGGAAAAGATTGCTGTCGCCAGAACCAAGGCGCTGCAAGGCAATCAGGGCCTCATCGCCGCTTTCGAGCGCTTTGGCGTTACTGCCGAGGAACTGAAGACCGCCAAGCTGGAGGACATCTTCCTGAAGATCGGCCGGGCATTTGAGGGCGTGGCCAATCCCCAACAACTGCTTGAACCGTTCCGAGAACTGGCAGGCCGTGGTGCCGGAGCTCTGATCCCAGCCATGGTCGAGGGGTTGGCCGAGGCATCGCAACAGGCCCGAAACATGGGGATGGTGATGTCGAACGAGGTCATCACGACGCTGGACGAGGCCAACGACCGGGTGGACATGATGAAGAAAACGATGACCGCCGGGATGGGGTCATTGATCGCCAACATTCTTTCACCGATTGCAAAGGCTTTTGAAGCCTTCGGCGCTGGATTGCAAGGAGTCATCAACGAGTCGATTCAACAGGGCTTTCGGTTGGCAAATCCGATTACTACGATGATGAACCAAATCGACACATTCGCCCAGTCGTACCGGTCTTCAATCGAAGAACAAGATGCCGAGATGCAGGCCAGAAGGGAGGCACGCGAAAAGAGAGCGGAGCTTATGCGAAAGGCAACATTCGATTCAAGGGCAGCCGAAAAAATCGTTTCTAGCGTGGCCGTTTCCGCCGCTTCATCAGACGCATTGGCTCGCACCGGTGGCTTCACCGCTTTCCAGTCAAACCTCGACAAATATTTTGGTGCCGTCAGAACACAGGCTATGGATCTCCGCGACATCGCACGCAACACTCAGCGCACGGCTGAAGCCGTCGAGGAATAATGGCGAACATCCAAGGCATCCCAAACCCGACCGCACTCGAATACATCGAGGTTGCACGGTCATACGACAACAACGGCACAGGCCGCGTCGTCCAACTGACGTTTCGCGGGTCCAAGGACGCCCTCCGCATCGCCTCGGCACAATGGGTGGCCATCGGTGCAAAATACACCATCCGTGAAGATGGTCCATACTCGGAGGCCACCGTCACCATCGGTGGCAACAGCTTTGACCCAGGAACACCCATCGACCAACAGTCGGCGCCTTTGGTTGGTGAGGTCGCCGACATCCGCTACGAGTTCCGCACCGATTATGTCGAAGTGTCACTTTTCGCATTGCCAGCTGTTGCTCGCGAGGCTTCGACCGTCAGCAATCCAAGCACATACAGGTTTTTAATCGAGACGGCGGCCAAAAGGGGTGAACCGCTGCCATCTCCTCCCGAAAGCAACATTTCGACGTTTCCGATGGCTCAACGGGTGTGGGCAAAACTGTCTAGAGGCGAGGAATCGTTTCCTGTTGCTCGAATCGGTCTAACCCGCATTGCCACCTGGTCGGGCAACCTCTCCCTTCCGCAGATTCCACAAGGCATCCCGCCGGTGTATTATCCGGTTTCGTTTGGGATTGCATGGCAGCTACCGAACAGCGTGTTGCAAATGCTTCCCGCTGTTCCTGTGGATCCGGCCACCGGACAAGTCCAAGCCCCGCCTGGGACCGCTTGGGGCTGGAAGCAAACCAACTATTCCACCAACCTCATCACCAAAACAAACCAGGTCGAGCAGGTCATCTCCTGGACGTTTGCGCCTTACGACTTGGACATCTACCCGTTCTTCTAACAACCAACCCAACACCCACATCTCATGGCAGACGAAATCCAAATGACGGCCCGGCTCTACGCATCGAAGAACGGTGCCTACCTGCCGTCGGTCACCTACACCAAGAGCGCCACCATGGTCGGCACCGACATGGGCAGCCAGACGCAATCCATCGGCACCGGCGCGTCCGAAATCCTCGACGTGCCCGTGGATGTGACTAGCCCCTACAAGGTGCTCATCACCAACCTCGACAACTCCAACTACGTCGAGCTTTCCTTCACTTCGGGTTTCGCCGCGGGCGCTGGCACGATGCGTCTTCCGCCCGGCGAGACCATGCTGATCCCGTACATCAACACGAACCTGTACCTGATCGCCAACACGTCGGCCTGCACGATCCAGGCTACCTTCTGCGAGATCTGATTCACACCCGCCATGGCAAACGAAATCGAAATGGCCGCCCGCCTGTACGCTGCCAAGGGCGGGGCCAGCATCAACTCGCAGACGTGGACGGCCGTGGCCAACATGACCGGCCGCGACATGGGGCAACAGACCCAGGACGTGGGCAATAGCTGGGAGACGCTCGACACGCCGACCGACCTTGCGCTGCCGTACAAGCTGCTGCTCGTCAACCTCGACCAACTGAACGGCATCCAGATGCGGTTTCGCGACGCCACGACGTTTCCGAATTACGCTACGCCGATCCAGATTCCGCCGGGTCAGTTCACATTCCTTCCGCAGATTATCAGCGGCGTCGAGGTGCAACTCATCTCGACCAGCGGCACGGTTAAGGTGATGACCCAGTACTGCGAGATTTGATGCCATGCCCATCCAGCTTCCATCAAAGGTGTCCGAGCGTGGCCTAAAGTCTGACCACGCTCGGGCCATCAACCAGCTCATCGAGGCCGTCCGCCGGGTGCAACTGGTCGCTGGCCCGGGTCAACGGGTGGAGCAGAACGCCAACGGCACCACGCTGAAGATCCAGCCCGGGTTGACGATGACGACCACCCAGACCGCCGAGGAATCTTGGTTTTATTGATGTATGCCGTTTGCGTTGGATAAGCGTGACAAAATGTTCAACGCTAGCAACCTGAATGGGTTGTACGCTCGTTTCGACAAAAAGTGTTTTTTGGCTCTTAATGGTTTGAGCCCACTATTTGGCAGCATATCATCAGGAAATTACGGGCTGAATGTTCCTTATGGTGTGATTTATCAATACAGAAGAGACCCAGCTACTTGCAGAAGACTTGCTGGCCCAGACGCTTATCTTGAAAATTACGATCAGGTCAATGCCTACATTGAGCTTTCAAAATTAGAAAGCAAATATCTAGATGTTAATGGAGGGCAGGTCTATGTAGACAGATATCTTCCATCTGGCGCAGGTGTAAATGTTGACATCAAACAAATTCACTTTTCGTTTGAACTTCTCAAACGAGAGATCGACGGAAAACAATATGATGTGCATTTAGGATGGGACCCGCCCAATACATTTCAAACATCATTGGTCAACGGAAGCTTGGGAATGTCGCCAAGATTTCCGCCATCTAGGATACATAAACACGAAACGGCGGTTGCGGATATCTACATTGAAGGATTCTCTGATTTCATTATCAAAAACACCTATCAACGATACGATTGCTGGAGAATCCACAACTGCAATGCTTCGACTTTGTATGTCGATTTGCAGATTCCAGATGGTTCCTCCGTCACAATTTCGATTGAGCCTTCGTCCTGCAAATCGTTTAGAAGAAATGTCGATGGTAAATGGATAACTTCCTGGCAAGACGGAACTCCATGCAGGTATTTCTTTCCATATGTATCGCGTGACGTTCCTTATTTTGCTGGTGGGCCTCCTTTATCAATAGCTGGAGCGTTCATGGCAATAGAACGTTCTGCTTCAGCAAATAACATTGCCAATCCATTTATTATTTTTACATGGCAGAACGCTCTGTACGCACAACTTGATCCAGACCGCCGTTTTGACATTCTCAAAACATATCCAAAATCATACGATGACCCAGTAATTGACAACAATTTTATAGGAGATTGCGTATTTACTTGGGGAAGAGCAAAGGTTGTCGAGTCAATCGGATCTGTTATTACCAACTCATATTTCAAGGCTTTTGATGGCGTAGAAGATTTTTTAAGTGATCTCGACGACATAGGCCTAGACGTATTACAATCGCACGGTGAATTGTTGCTAACGCCTAAAAATCCAAGTGCTACAATCACAATCTATCCGGTAGATTGTAACGTATTTATTGGTGGAACATCAAATTTGTACTGGTCAATTCCTCCAGCAGGTTTGTCCGTTAGCACATTTTATCCTGCTACATATCAAACCGAAAACCACAATTCAACTATTGGATGGATTCCGGCGAATGTTCCAGATTGGTTTGAATCCATCGCAACCCTTAGGAAACGAATAGCGGTAGAAGAAGGCTACTATACATCAATAGACGATTTTGAATCTGTATCGGATGCTGTTATTTCTAAATTTACAATGACCCCGTTGGGTCTTTGCTGTTCTGCTGTAAGTGGATTGCAAATACAAGCTTGGAACAATTTGGCATTCGACGAAATTGCAGGATATGAGTACAGAGCTTTTGTTGGAGATTTGTTTATCAAATACAGAATGGCTGGTGATGGGCCGCCTTCTTTATCTACAACCAAATATGTGTCGAGTGTAAGAACTTATTTGTTTCACGTTTCGTCGTCTTCTGTATATTACGAAAAAACTCTTCCTGTTTTAACTGGCAGTAGTATCAATGCGGCATTTGTTCCACCGAACGGACCATGGGGTTTCGCGTCTTCGGTATACGATGCCGAGCTTTCTAGAATATTGTCCGTATCGACGGGTGGTGCCGATTTTTGGGTTGATAAATGGGGTGCATATGGCGGTAAAGACGCCAAAGTTAGAATTTTGGGGCAACCTGACAAAACGCTTCAGACTCAAATTCAAACAACAACAGCAATACCTCCATTAGTTAGAGACGATGTTTTTAGGTCTTTAGACGATCCGCAAATGGCTGGGATTGCTGGCACCGTGACGCTTGGGAATGACTATAACATTGCTCAAATCAATTACAAAGAAACCGGACAGTATTTCAATCTTCCATACGTTCCGTCTCTTGTGACTCAAGATGGTGGAACGGGTCCAATCTTTCACAAGATTCCAAAATCTGCTTGGCTTTGGAATCTTATTGAATGGGCTGTTAATGCTTGGACTAAAGCAATACCAATGTGTATGGGCAATGAGAATGTTCCTTTAATTGGAGGAATTCCATTAAAAAATCTTGTTGATACTTACAACACGGATTCATCGGATACGAGCGGCAGGAGAGCTTTTTCCTTAACTGAAGCTCAATACGATCAGCTTCTAACGAACGGCATTCCAGCCTACAGGCAAGCACTTCCGCCTCCGTTTCCTGCTGGTACATATGATTATTGGGTGGCTGCAGAGGATCTTGCTTCATATTGTAAATCCTATGGTTTCAACTCATACAATTTTGATACCGTAGACGATATGCTGACTCCAACACGTCGATTTGAGGAGCGGTCTTATTCGGCTGGCGAGACAGTTCAAGTTGCGAGTTACGTCGATTCCGTGAGCTTTGGTCCGGGGATTTCCAAGCAACTCTATGGATCTATTAGATATGTAGATATCAAGTAAATCTTTGGGCAATGTCGAAGGAGCTTTATCGGCAGGTGCTATAAAGCCAACCTCCGCTTGCCCAGCGAAATCTTGCTTGACCGAAACCCAGCGTTGGGTTTAGGTGGGGCCCGCGTGAAGTGCCCCACCTGCAATTCAATCTTTGCCGCAAGCCTGGCCGAAATCGGCCGGGAGATGGGGCGCATCACGTCGCAAAAAAAGGCCGCCGCCGCACGCCGCAACGGCAAAAAAGGCGGACGGCCAAGGAAGGAAAAATGACTGAGAGCAATGAAGTGCAACCCATGGAGGTCGTCGGAAACGACGCCTTGCTGGCCATCGAACTGGCGCAGATCGACACGCAGATTGCAACCGCCAAGCGGTATCCACGCAACATCGCCAGCGTCAAGACCGCGATGCTCACCATCGCCACGCTGGATGAAGAAACGGCATCGTCATGCTTCTACACCCTCCCGAGGGGCGGCAAGACGGTGCAAGGTCCGTCCGTCCGCATGGCCGAGATCGCGCTCAGTTGCTACGGCAACGTGAAGGCCGGCACTCGGATCCTGTCGGTCCATACCGGGGACAACCCGCACGCGGTCGTCCAGGCCGTCGTTCACGACCTGGAGAAGAACGTCGCCTACTCGGTCGAGAAGCGCCGCCGCATCGTCGGCAAAAAGTCCAAGGGCGGCGCGCCCGACGAAGACGACATCAATCTGGCGGTCAACGCGGGCTCGGCCATCGCCTTCCGCGACGCCGTGTTCAAGGTGGTGCCGGGCGCACTCACCAAGTCGGTCACCGATGCCGCGATGAAGGTGGCGGTCGGTGACGTCAAGAGTCTGGCCAAGAAACGCGACCAGGTTCTCAGTCGACTTAAGCAAATGGGAGCGACCGAGGCCCGGATCCTGTCCGCCTTGGGGCTGGCAAAGGTCGAGGAGATCGACGCCGACAAGCTCGGGGAACTCATCGGCATCGGAACCGCGCTCAAGGACGGGTCCATCACCATCGAAGAAGCGTTCCCGAACGCCACCAATCAAGAGGCCAAGCCGATCTTCAAGGAACCAGTTCAGGCCACCGTCACCGTGACACCGACGGCGCCCGCGGCCGAAACTGCCATCCAGGTCGATGCGTCCGAGCCTGTAACCACGGCCGAGGAAGCCGGCACGCCGCAGGAGCGCCTCGCCGCGCTCGTCATCCGCGCTGGGTTCACCCTCGAGGACTTCAACGCATTCGCCATCGGCATCGGGTTCTACCCGACCCCGGTCTCCGACTGGCCCGAGGTTCCGGTTGAGACCGCCAACCGCATCCTTCGCAGTCCGAAGGGTCTGATCACCCAACTGAAGGGGGGTGCCAAGTGAGCGACCGCATCACCCAGCTTGCGGACCTCATTTTAAGGAGGGTGCCCAGACTTATCTGCGAGGCCACCGATCAGATCAACGAGGCCATCGGCGCTGCCATGGAGGAGGCGCAAGAGAAGGAAGGCGGGAAGGCAATCCTTTCGCTGTCGATCACAGCCAAATGGGACTTGGATGGCAACGCTGTCATCCTGTCCATGCCGGTGTCCGTCCGCCGCAAGTTTGAGGTCGTTGCCAGTCTGGACGATCCGAACCAGCAGAGCCTGCCCATCGACGAGGAAGGGGGTGCACTGTGAGCGACGAACGCGCAGCACTACCGAGCGCATCCTCGGCGCACCGATACGCTTCCTGCCCGGGGTCGTTCCTCTTGGAGCAACAGGTCACCGAGCCCGAAACGTCATCGGCCGACGCCACCACGGGAAACCGGATCCACGCTGTTCTGGCCGGCGAGAACGTCCACAAGTACCCGGCCGATCAAATCGTCCTGACCTCCGAGGAATCGGAGATCGTGGACCTCTGCACGCAACAAGAGGCGCAGCTTGTCCAGGCCGTGTTCCGCGGATCCAAGCCTACCACGACAGTCCGGGAGCGCCGGTTCTGGTCTTTCGACTCGGAGTGGCGGAAGCTCTGGTCAGGCAAGCCTGATGTCGTACACCTGCTCGGAGACCGCGTGTTGGTTATCGACTACAAGACCGGCCGCGGGGAGGTCGAACACGCCACCGGCAACCTGCAACTGCGGGCGCTGGCCGTGTTGGCATCCGAGCATTGGGAGGGGTCGATCAACGACGTTACCGTCGCCATCATACAGCCCCACGCCGGTGAGCCGTCGGTCTGCACCTACGCATGGGAAGACCTCGACAAGGCCAAGGCGCAGATCTACGAGCTGATGGACCGCGTGAAGCGCCCAGGGCAACCGAGGGTGCCGTCGGTCGATGCCTGCCGCTACTGCAAGGCGAAACCGATCTGCCCGGAGGCCCAAGCCGTCGTCGAGACGCTCCCGGCCACCGTGCCGAAAGAGTCCGGCGAGATCGTCATGTCACCGGACCAGATTGCCCGCTTCCTCGAAGTGGCACCGCTGGCCGAGTCCGTCATCGAATCCGTCCGCGGGAAAGCCCGCAGGATCCTGGAGGCCGGGGGCGCCATCCCAGGGTGGAAGCTCAAGCCCGGGGCCGTCCGCGAGTCCATCACCAAGCCCGAGGTTGTCTTCGGGCGGTTCTGCGCAGTCGGTGGCACGCAAGCCGACTTCGCCAAAATTATCACCGTCACCAAGACCAAGCTCCGCGACTCGGTAAAGGCCGTGACCGGGACCAAAGGCAAGGAACTGGACGCTCAGGTCGAGGCAATGCTCGACGGATGCACCGAGGCCAAGCCAACCGCGCCGTCGCTGGTGAAGGAAAAGGAGGTGGTCGCATGAATCCCATCATGGAAGACGCCGATGACCACCCGATGCATCTGGTCGAGGAGTTCATGCTGACATTCGGACAAGCCGTTCCCGGACTGTCAAAGATGCCAGAGCCCGACGTCCAGAGCCTCCGGTTTCGACTCATCCACGAGGAGGCCGAGGAACTGCATGACGCGGACAGCCTGGTCGAGTACCTCGACGCCGTTGGAGACCTGCTCTACGTCGTCTACGGAGCCGCTCTGGCCGCTGGATTCACCGACAAGCAGGTCGATGCCGCTGTGCGAGAGATCCACCGCTCAAACATGAGCAAACTGTGGAGCAAGGACGAACTCGCCAACGTACCAGGAGACGCCAAGGCATACCCGACAGGAGATGGCCGTTGGATCGTCCGCCGCAACGACGGGAAGATCATCAAGAGCCCGTCCTACTCGCCCGCAAGGCTGAAGGAGATCATCGAATGAAGATGCTCCGATCCATCGGCTTCGCCCGGGTCTACCGGGACGCCGAAGTCATCACCGGTGACACCGGAAACCAGTTCGTCCAACTCATCGCCGAGTTCGAGGAGCGAACGCTCTACAACGGCACCACGCACGCCCAGCGGGTGCAAATCAGGTCATTCGACAAGAAGGACATCGCACGCGCCTACAGGCTGATTGAAGGAGCGTGGATCCTGTTCTCGGGAGACTGCGATGCCGTCGCCGAGAAGGGCCCGACGGGCTGGTGGTACGCCAACCCGCGGGTCACCGGCCGGATCCTCAAAATCGTGGACCTCGACCAGGGGGTGGCCCGTGCCTGAAATCCTGTCATGCTGGGTGGACGGCCGCCCAAAAGCACAACCCCGCGTGAAGGCATTCCGCCGCGGGAATCATGCCGGCGTCTATGACCCCGGGACCGCCGACAACTGGAAGCTCGCGGTGGCCGCCGCCGTAAAAGCGGCATGGAACAAAGAGCAGCACACCGGCCCTCTCCGGTTGACGCTGCGATTTATGATGCCGCGACCCAAGGCCCACTTCACCAAGTCGGGCCAGATCAAGGTGACCGCTCCGCACTACCAGACATCCAAGCCCGACCTGGACAATCTGGCCAAGGCGGTCATGGACGCGTTGACCCAGATCCAGGTCTGGAAGGATGACTCCCAGATCGTCCAGCTCTGGGTGTCGAAACCGTACACCGAAAAGCAGGCCGGGTGCTGGATCCAACTGGACACGGTTGACTGACCGACACGGGGGCCGCGCATCCGAAAAACGCGGGCAAAAAAAATCTGAGAAAAATGTTGCAAGGCGCAGTTTCCTCGTTAAATTGGCCCCGTTGACAGCACGAAGCTGCGACAGAATCGAAAGACTGCACGAATGAAAAACATGAGCAAGTTCGAGAAAATCAAAAAGGTGGCCGAGGTGGTGATGCACCACGATTCCAAGCTCACCAAGTTCCAGGCGGCCGAAATTGCCGAGGGACTGCTGGAAAAGCGGTGGTGGGATCTACACGACGCGCTGACATCCGCCAACGACCCTTACAAGATTGCTGGCCGCGCAATTTTTGGCTGATTTTTGGGCTGGGCAGCGCCCGTAAGCTGCCACGTTCGACCCGGGATGCATCCGGGGATCCAGGGGCGCGACTGGTCAACGCGCAGAACTTCAACAGACCCAACGAATGAATCTCACAAACCTCATTTCCGCGCTCATCATTGTCGAGTCGTCCGGCCGGGACAACGCGGTCGGGGACGGCGGCCGCGCACTCGGCCCGCTCCAGATCCACCGCGCCGTCGTGGTGGACGTGAACCGATTCACCGGATCCTCCTACCGCTGGGAGTCGATGACCAACCGAGCGCAGGCCCGGGCCGTCTGCGAGGCTTACCTTCGGCACTACGGCAAAGGATGCACCACCGAGCAACTCGCCCGCCGCTGGAACGGTGGCCCCCAGGGCGACCGAAAGTCCGCGACGCTGCCCTACTGGCGCAAGGTCGAGGCCGCACTCCGAAAGGTGGAGGCAAAGTGAAAAAGACGCTTCTCCGGCTCCGCGGGATCGAAGCCGAGCATCTCACCCGCGAAGACGCGGGCGAAGTGTTCCGCGCCGCCCGCCGGCATCGGCTCATCAACAATCTCAGCCCATGGAAACGAAAACCGAAAACCAAATGACACCACACAACGACGGCGGCACCGCATTCCCGACGATGCCGACCGCGACCACCGATGGAAAAATGACAGACGGTCAACGAGTGCTGACCCACTACGGGTCCACGCCTGGCATGACTCTCCGCGCATGGCTCGCCGGCCAGGCTCTCATGGGCTGGGCAGCCGGACGCAATCGGTCGATGTGTGAATCCGACGCCGACAAGGTGGCCGACGCTTGCGTGGCCTACTCCGACGCGCTGATCCGAAAGCTGGAGGTGAAGCCGTGAGCGCAACCATTCCGCGCTGCCGTTGGATTCTTACCCACGGTCACATCGTTGCCGAATGCGGCGCACCGGCCACGCATCGTTGCCCTGAATCATGCGTGACGTTCTGTGACGATCACGCCGATGATTACTCGGACTGCTTCGGAGATGATTCGCTGATCGAATTACCAGCCAAGGAGGCCAAGCCGTGAGCCATACACCGAGGACGGATGACAAGGACTGGTCGTTCCATTTGCTCTTCGTTGAAGCGCAGAAGATGGAACGCGAACTCAACGCTGCCAACGAGCGCATCGAAGCTCTTAACCGTGGCAACGCGAACGCCGAGCGGATCCTTTGCGAGCTGACTGGATGCGAGTCTGGGAGAGACGTTCCAGACTGGATCGTGAAGAAGAACTGGGAGTTGACTGATCTTTCCAAGGCGTACTTGGAGCTAGTCCACAAGCATACGCTGACGGAAGACCGCATCAAGCGGCTGGAGGAGGCGGGGGATGCGATGCTGAACGCATGGTTGATGCCCGAAGACTCCATGGAGTATTGCGACTGGATTGCGTTGAGCGCAGACGCAAAAGCAAAGTGGTTCAAAGCCAAGGAGGCCAAGCCGTGAGCGATACACCGAGGACGGATGCGGCGGAACTGGAAGCGAACATTGGAGTCACGCACTTCGATCATAAGGACTTGTCCGCTGCCTATCACTTCACCCGCCAACTGGAACGAGAACTCACAGCGGCCAACGACCGCATCAAGCGGCTGGAGGAGGCGGGGGATGCACTCGCCAACAATCACAATCCGTTTACGTTTATCGACTGGCACAAAGCCAAGGAGGCCAAGCCGTGAGCGTCTTTGCCACACTCGGGATCATCATCCTGCTGACGTTCGCCGCACTGGCATTCGGCCTGTTGATCGTCCTGGTCGTGCTGATCCAAGAGATTGGCCCACTGGTGAGATGGTTGGGAAAACTGAAAAGGAAGGAGGCCAAGCCGTGAGCAACATCAATGACGTATTCGGAAGACCAATGTTTGAAAAGCAGATGAACCCTCAACACGAAGCGCACGAACGCCTTTGCAAGTCCATCGGAGATATGGCGAAGGAGAACGAGGCTCTCAAGCAGCACGTTTCTGAGCTTGAAAACCGTCTCCGCGCTCTGTGGGACAAGCTCGAAGGTGAGAGAAAGCATTACATGGAGAGGATCGAAAAACTCGAAGAAGCTGGTGATGCGATGGCTGAACGCTGCGAGGTAGACATCGAGAACTGGTACAGAACAAAGGAGGGGAAGCTGTGAACCATATTGTTGCCTCCAACAAAAAGGTCAGCAAAACCCCGCGCACAGACCGGCAGCCGTTCATCACGGTTGCGTTTCAGCGGTTCTTGAAGATCGGCTTCGCTCGACAACTGGAACGCCAGCTTGCCGCTGCCAACAAGCGGATCAAGGAACTGGAGAAAAGATGAACAACCCCATCGACCCCGTCGCATTCGTCTTCAAGCACCGGAAGACCGGCGAAGTCATGGTCACATCTGGAAGTGGACCGGATTACTGGTACAAAAAGGATTGGGAACACACCGCCAGCATCAACGCCTGTTTGGCCATCCATTACCTCATCAACGCCAAACCGAAGGAGCGGAACCGATATTTGAGGTCACTGACCGAGAAGGTATGAAACTGCGACCGATCAAGTGGGTCCACGGACCAGAGAACGAGCCGATCTTTTCCGAGACTGTGACGGACATCGAAATCGTCGATGAAGTCGGAGGCGAGTTCGTCGAGGTCCAACAGCACCATGATGGCTACGGCAAGATCGGTATTACACCCGAGGAATGGCCAACACTCCGACGGGCTATCAACAAAGCGATCAATCAATGCATGGAGTCGAAACAATGAAACGATGGAACAAAAAAGCACGGCCGCTTCTGGCCGGGACAAAATACGGCAACATCATCAAAGTATGGTGTCCGTATTGCAAAACACATCACATGCACGGATGGGACAAAAATGCACCAGATTCAGACGCGAGCCACAGGGTAGCTCACTGCCTCCCCGGAAGCCCGCTTCGTGAATCCGGTTACTTCATCACCGTCGAACCAAATCAGTAAGGATGAAACCCATCCTCACCCAGGAACAGGTTGACCGGCTGATCGGCACGGCCAAGGCGCCCAAGCCCCGGAAGCCGCTGAGCCACGGCGTCCTGCTCCACCAACCGCTGCCGGACCACGTTGTCCTGGACGTACGGAAGCGCTGGGAAGCCGGTGAGCCGATCAGACAGATCGCCAACGACCACGGCATCACCCGGGCAGCCGTGTCGCTGATCGGGTCCAGGCAACGACGGCGGGACGTCGTTTGACAAATCAGCAAATCGACCGCACACTCACCACGTCGTTGACCACGACAACGGGCCTGAGAACCCGAAACAGACATGCAACCAGAAATCCCAATCCAGCCATCGGCGGAGGCTTCCCGGCAGCGCAACGCGTCGGTCCTGTGCCAATTCTCAGCCGTCGGTGGTTGGATTGGGGATTCAGGAACCCCATGACAGACAATTCAACCAACACCAAACGCAAGGCGCCCGCCTTCCAGTTCTACGCCGACAATTTTCTGGCCGGGACTGCTGACATGACGGCCGAGGAAGTTGGCGGGTACGTCAGACTGCTATGCCACCAATGGACCAAGGGTGGAATCCCGAACGATGAAGACCGTGCCGGTCGCATGGCAGGCCTAATGGGGTCGCCATCGCTTCGCTATGTTCTCGCCAAGTTCTCGCCATGCGATGACGGAATGCTTCGGAACGAGAGAATGGAGCGCATTAGGTCGGAATCCGAGGCTCACAAGGCCAAACAGTCAGCATCCGGTCGAAAAGGAGCCGAAAAACGATGGTCTAAATGGCTGAATGATGGCGACCCTAATGGCGACCCTAATGGGGTTGCTATGGCGACCCCAATAGCGAACGAATGGCCAAATGATAGCTCTCCATCTCCATCTCCTTCTCCTAGTAATACTCTAAATCTAAAGAACCCCCATACCCCCTTGAAAGGGGGCGAAGAGTTCGAGCAGCTTCGAGCCAGAATCGGCGGATGGTTCAATCGCAGGGAATCCACGGTCTGGACCTCGAAGGAGATCAAAGCCCTCAAAGCCGTCCTGACACTCAAGACACCGCCCGAGGACATCGACGCTCTGGAAACCCGCTATCTGTCCGGCAACCCATACCTGCGACGCGACATCCTGACGTTGCTCAACAACTGGAACACCGAGATCGACCGAGCAAAAAGCAAAGTCGTCGATTCCCCCGCCAAACCCGACGACAAATGGCGTCCTGACATGGACATCGCCAATTACATGTAATGGACCCATTCTTCGCAGAAAACGACGAATACGGCCTGTTGGGTGCCTGCATGGCCGGCGGTCACGACGTCTGCCATGAAGCCTTCGCGGCAGTTCCGAGCCATGCTCTCCAAGTCGATGCGCTTCGGGACATCTATGACCTCCTGAAAGGCTTGGTTGCCGCCAACCAGCCCGTTGGCATCACCGACGTGGCCAAGGCCTGGGCGAAGTCCATGCCGGCCATCCCGGTCCCATTCGAGGCCATCAACCGCTGCGACGAACTCTGCCCCAGCCCGGCCAATCACCCGGAGTTTGCCAAAGCCGTCCTGGACGCCCATCACAGGCGGCAGCTAAGGCTTACTGGAGACCGTTTGATCCGCGAGTCCGCTGTCCTGACCCTCGGAGTCGATCAAATCGTCTCCAATGCGGAGGCAGGGCTCACCGTCGAGGCCTCAAAAGAGGAGATCCGATCCTCCAAGTCGGTCGTCACCGGTTTTATCGACGCCACACAGGCAAGATTTGCCCGCAAGGGAGAGCTGTCGGGCATCACGTCCGGGTTTCCCAGGCTTGACCGAATGACCGATGGATTTCAGCCCGGGGAACTGGCCATCATCGCAGCCCGACCATCTATCGGGAAGACGGCCATCGCCATCAGCATTGCCAAAAGCGCAGCCATCGACGCTCGGATCCCCACCATGTTCGTCTCACTGGAGATGTCGGACGAATCCATTGTGCGCCGCATGGTCTCCACCGTTGGGTCAATCCCGATGCACGACATCAAGACTGGGGAGCTCGACCAGGGCGGAATGCGATCCATGACCGCGGCCTCCGCCAAGATCGCCGCCAGCCCGATCCACTTCGCTTCCGGGTCCGGTGTCGCCAACATCGCCACGATCACCGCCCTGGTCCGTCGTGCCGTCCGCAAGTGGGGTGTCCGGTTGGTCTTGGTCGATTACCTCCAGAAGATCCACGGCACCAAGACCGCCGAGAAGCGCACCTACGAAATCGCCGAGGTCAGCGGGAAGCTTAAGGCCGTCGCTGCGGACACCGGTGTCGCCTTGGTCGCGCTGGCCCAATTAAACCGGGAGAACGAAAAAGACAAAGCCCGTCCGCCAAGATTGACGGATCTTGCAGACTCCGGCCAAATTGAACGAGACGCCGACCTTGTTGCATTGTTGGACCGCAAACGCAATGAGCCTCGAGGAGACGCTGTTCTCGCCGTTGCCAAACAACGAGACGGTGAATGCGGTCTGGTCAATCTGTGGTACGAAGGAAAGTTCTGCCGGTTCACAGAAAACAATAACAACCAGATCGAATGACAAAAGACGAAGCACTCAAACACGCTGAACGTGTCAACATAGCCAGACAACGGTTCAATGACTGGCATGAAAAGAACTACGGCACAACAGACCCAAACAACCGAGCCGCCGTCAACCTGATGCTGGCCCGATGGTCTGCATGGCTCGCCGCTCTCAACCTCAACAACAACACCACACACAAATGATCGTCGCCAAGATTGACGTGACCAAGCTCGACAAGACCCAGTTCTTCAAGGGAACCAAGGGCATTTACACCGACCTCGTTCTGATCCCCAACAAGGACGGCACCGACCAGTACGGAAACGATGGATTCGTAAGCCAGGGCGTGTCAAAAGAAGCACGCGAGGCAGGGAAGAAAGGGGCCATCGTCGGGAACTACAAGAAGATCAACAACGGGGGCAAAGACAAGCCTGCTCCACCCAAGGCCAAGCCACAAACGAATGCGGCAGACGAGGATGACGTCCCGTTCTGATCTTGAACTACACCAAGGCCAAGGCATTGCAAATGATCGACCACGCTGATCTGGTCCGCCTCGCCGTCCGCCGAGGGTGGATGTCATACCCACAAGGAACCGAGACCGACAAACACGGGTGCTTGAAGATCCAGAAGGAGAAGCCAGACATCGAATACAGAAAACCACGGCACACAATTGAGACAGCCCGCATCGCATACAAACTCAGGAACGATGGGTTGCAACTGATTGAAATATCCAAACGCCTATGTGTCCCAATGGGATCATTACACTATTTGATATCAAAAGGACACGAGGATTATCTAATTACACAAAGGGCAATCAGCAAAGGCATCATTGTCAAATCAAACGAGTTAGAAGGCTCCCGGCACAGGTCCAATAACATTCTCCTT